CACCCTTTCGGGTGCCTCAGCTAACGTTTGTTAGCCTCATCATGACCCTATATGTTTCGGGATTTGTTATGTCATGTCAAGAACCCGTAGTATCGTTTATGAGCCGACAAAAGTCGGTTCTTACGATCTGGTGAAAACCACCGGAGGTCCGCACTATGTGCTTAACTCTGATGGTTTGGCCACCAATACGGGCTCAAAGACAACTGTTGACACAACTTCACCAAAACCATATCCTGATCATGACCTGGATATCTTAGACGTCCATTTGGATCATCCAAGACTATATGGTAGTTCCATGAATGCCGATGAACTCGGCCCTGGAACCGAATTAGTCGGGGTAGTGAGAGGTTGGCGGGTTGGACCCGTTAATCTCAATCTATTCCCAACTCTGTCAAGTGTTAACTGGCTCTACTATGAGACAAGAGCACTTGCGGTTTTAAATCCAAATCGGCCCGTTGTAGATGTTCCCTTGTTCATTTTTGAATTAAGGGAATTTCCGTCCATGGTTCGTGAGCTCGGTGAGTTCCTAAGGAAAGGATGGCGGGATCCCCGCCATCTGTCTCCAAAGGATGCTGCTAAGCAACACTTAGCGTATGGTTTCGGTTGGGCACCTCTCGTCTCAGATATACTCAAATTATTGGATATAGCTGAGCAGGTTGAGCGGCGGAAGCAACTGCTTCTGAAAGCCGAGCGACTTGGGGGTGTTCGACGAAAAGTGAAGTTAGGGAGTACCACATTTGATGCTGGCACTCTTCTTGCGTCGTCATGGATTGCTGCTTGTCATGCTGCCGAAGCTAATTGGCAGTTTGACGGTAAGGAAGAGGGATGGGCAACTGCCCGTCTTCGACTTCTTACACAGCTAAGTGGCGTAAGCCTTGAGTCGGAAGCGTTTCGCTCCGTGTTAGGCTTCAACCTTCCAATGTATACGATTTGGAACATGCTTCCTTGGACCTGGTTACTGGATTATTTCAGTAACTTAGGAGACTTCATGTCATCGACAGGAGGTCATCTGGCCTATAAGTTAGATAACATCAACCTTATGGTTCACCAGAATATTCAAGGAAAGATAGCATGGTCCTCTATTCGTCCAGCATTGAAGCTCGCCGGCGGTTCTTACCGCTGCGAGTATAAGGGTCGACGCGTAGTCACTCTACAATTGCCTTGGCCTCTACTCTTCGCCAATCCTTCGATTGGACAGTTGAGCAAGCTTGGGTCTCTAGTTGTTTCTAAAGTTCCCCGAAGCCTATTTTAGTGGCTCTTATAGAGAGAAGGACTACCATCATGGCACTTGCCGATCCGCTGGTTGTGACATACAACGCTGTTGCGAAGAATCTCAACCGGATCAACCAGGACGCATACACCGCAACTTACTACCTTGACGACTCTTCAAACAACATGAAGTTCACCGCTACGGTGAAACACACGTTGCAGAAGACCGGAGCTTTTCCGGAGTCACATCTTATGCGTCTCGACGTCGAGTTTCTCGACTCCGTGACGAAGAAGACTGTGTCGATCGTCTCCAGCTGGGGCGTTATGAAAACGGACCTTGCTGGTCAAGATCTGGTGACTTCGCAGAGAGTACAGGCTGCCTTTCTAACAGCCTGGGTAACTGCGAATACCGACAAGATCCTTACGAGACAGTCGTAGGTTTACTACGAATGGCTTACTGGATTGTGATTCCATGCTTAGTCGCAGCAATGCTGCTAACGGCATGTTCTGTCACGACTTGTGGTATCGACAATTGTGTCGAATCATCGGTTATATTGCGGCCAAACGTTCCTGATTCCCCCTAAACTGGGGGTTCCAAACGGATAGGCGTCTTCTTACCATGATAATCATGAATAAGGAGATTAGTCATGTCAACTTTACCTCATCTATCTTGTATCATTGCTGATATAGGGAGGTGGGACAAGTCGTTACATGATCCTCTGCTACTCGATCTTAAAAAGGTCGAGCAACTTGTTGTATCTAGAGGTATAGGGGTTGTCATGATTGACTTCCCCGATGCATGTAAAGTTTTTGATGCATCACTCTCTAGAGGCTATCTAGACTTCCAGAGTATGCCGAACTTGTTCGGCTTTACAAAGGATGGAATAGGTAGTAAGACGATCTTCAAAGTTCTTTGGGATCGTTTATTCACAAGTTCTGGTATGCTGTTTGCAGATTCTGATGTAAACGACATATTCTTCCTTCGCCAGCTTCTATTGCTGTACAAGAAGGTTGATATGCCATGCCCCGATAGTAATATCGTTAAGGCAGTCTCAGAATTTCAAGGTATAGAAAGCTCTATGAGAAAGGCAACCCTTCTATGGAATACCATAGATGAGTTTGTCCCTGATAGCTCTCTTTCTGTCCATGATGCAAACCTCTCGGAACCTCTTTTCGGAAAACGGAAACTTCCGTTTCGCCTTTTAGAGGCTTTGGAACGAGTACTGGATTTCACTTTCAGTGAATTCCCTCTTCTCGATCCAAATTCCGTTGTACCAAAGCATGGACCCGGTTCAGTTAGTGATCTCGGGACTGGTAAAGACAAATACCAGTTCCCCAATTGGCCAATGAAGCTGTCATCGGTATTCGAATTTGAAACATTCGGTATACCCAACTATAATTTCATTGGCGACCTCGAGCCTAGTGACCAAGAGTCTTATGCAAAGCTTATCGCTGTGCCGAAGACGCTCAAGTCACCAAGGCTGATCGCATCTGAACCTGTGGCCCATCAGTTCCTTCAACAAGGATTGATGGGGTGGTTTCGTAAGAACCTTACGAAAACACTGTCGCAGTCTATCAACTTTCTAAATCAGGATTTGTCAAAGGATGCAGCTTTGCTCGCATCTCGAGACGGTCGATCTTGTACCGTTGATTTATCATCGGCTTCGGATCGTTTATCCTGCTGGTTGGTAGAACGCGCATTGCGTAAAAGGCCCGATTTACTTCGGGCTCTATATGCCGTGCGAACCACAAATGTTGTAATAGACATGTGTGGAATTTCTGATCGTATACTCCTAAAAAAGTATGCGAATCAGGGCTCTGCGATGACCTTTACGCTTCAGAGCATCATATATGCATGCATATGTGTTGCGGCCTTACTATTTGAATCTGGTGGCAACTTTACCACTAGAAGAATAAGAAGGTCTTTTTCTGAGGTGCGGGTCTTTGGGGATGATCTTATCATTCCCAGTGTAGCGCTTGTGTCAGTTGACCAGCTTTTGGCCTACTGTGGGCTGAAAGTCAATCATGGGAAAACCCATTACTCTGGAAAATTCCGAGAATCGTGCGGGATCGATGCCTATGACGGCTTCGATGTATCCCCGCTCTACCTCTCGAATCTAGAGTTGACTGACGACTTCAGCGGTCTCTCTTCCTTGGTGGACATGAGTAACCAAGCATATCTTAAGGGACTTTGGTCCTTATCTGAATACCTGCTTGCGCAGGTGCCTCAGAAATATGCCGAGAAGCTCATTATATCGCCAAGGCCGCTTGGAGGACTCTATCTCCGTACATATCAGAACGGCACATTTACCAAAACGCGAACTAGGTGGAATAAAAACACCCAGAGCGTAGAGGGGCTGTTAGTTACAGCTAGTGTCCGTAAGAAGCAAGGAGGTAGAGTTTCGGGTCAGGATCTTCTTCACTATTTTATAAGTGAAGAGCTATATGATAAATATAGCCTACCAGTTGATGCTTTTAGCATCAGCAGGAAAAGGTCCTTTGACTATCGTACCAGACTTAAGGTACGGTGGGTGCCGCTTCGTACATCTGTATAGGAATCATCCTAGGCAGTCGTCTCTCGCGAGACGGTAACAGCACGAGGTG